GCCCAGGAAGAAAATACTAGGAGCAACTATTATAACTCCGTTCTTCAATACTGCAATGATAGCATAAACCGAGCGGTGAAAGCCCCACGGCGTATGTATCGGAAACAGTAAGCCCCTCAGTAAGGGAAAAACTTCCAATTTATTTCTAACCGACCTAAAAATTTGTCGGTGTGGGATTTCCACTCTATAAATGCATTGCAATCAAAGTGAAACCTATACCCGCTCCATTAGCGGCCAACAATGATTATTAACATTGTGGGGTATCTCATTATACTCGAGAAGAGTATTCTATTTATACTTTAGAAAAGTTAAACACCACCGATAGTAACACTATCAGAGTCAAAAGGCCCGGTGTAAATATTAGTAGTTGGCAACCACAAAGGTGGAGGGCCAATATACATCGCAAGCTGTGCGTCATCAGAAGCGCACCGATTGAGATAAAAAGTGGAACCCTGAGCAACGGCAATATTTTCAGAGGCACCGAGGATGTAAACAGCCTGTACGGACATCTCTGGAAAAACATAAGTAGTCGGAGTCCATGGGTTACCAACCCATTGTGTACCAGGAGGAGTAAGATGGTTTGCTATCCAAGAAAAGACTTTGGAATTGGGAAAAAACCCAGGCAAACGTGCATGAAGACTATTTTGTGTAGAAATCATACGACAAGCGTTACTACGAGACCTGTTGTCTGGAGCGACCTTATTGGACCAATATCCGCCAGAATTAGACACCTGCCAAGCATCAAGCGTCAAATTAACCTTGGGAGCATAGGCATGTATGTCAGTACCACCTTTCAAAAACCCGTAACAAGAAGCCCAATTACCACCATAGGAAAAAGCAAAGTTGAGACCAGCCAAATCAGGCGCAGGCGTAAGAAGAGAAAAAGTAGGCGTATAAAACCATGGAGGGACAGCAATAGCAGATCCAACTACAGCACTAACTACTGGTGCATTATGCGGGATAGAAATTAGCTGCTTAACTGACGTGATGCACTCTCCCATAGTGTGTTGGCAAAGTTCTTCCGGGCTCGTAGACAAAACCCTGCCAGACTGCACTCGGATCGTTCCAGCATTATGTACTGGAAACATTATCCCCGTGGGATTAGCTACTTCAAAGTCAGACGCGCCAGCAACCTCAACTAGCACCTGTATACTGCTGGAAACAACAGAAGGTGCCAGCAAAGGATTAACGACATACATGACTAAAGAGCCAATCACAGTGGCAGTATTAGAAAATGCAAACCCACTCATATAAGGTACCTCAAACTCAAAAACGTTTCCATCCTTAAGATCAAAAACAGCAGACAAAGCAAAAGGATCGGCACCAGAAGTACCGAAAGCTGCCGCGTTAACCGTTGTAGTGGTAGAAAGGAAATCCGTATTGTTCTTTGTAAAAGTGTCAGGAGCAAAAGAGACGATGACACGGCCAGCATGCATTTTTGTCTTAGCAAAAGTGAACCTAAACTTGATACCGCCACGCCACTGCTTAAAGCTATTAGCAGCAAAGAAAATGTGAGTTGGTTGTATGGAATTATCAGTAGCACCCGAAAACTGCGGAGGCGGACGGTTACAAGCAGGAAGAAAGGTAGGAGCTCTAAACCAAAAACACAAAGGACTAATGGCCGCAACATAAAGTGTGCCACCACTAGTAACAGAAGTATCATAGGAAAAGTAACAACACTGCCCCCAACGAGAAGTAACATATTTCATAGCCATCTCGTCAACATCACTCGAACCCACACCAGTAGAAATAGCTGTAGCGTTATTAGCAGTAGCAGCTAGAACCATTGTTGAAGTCGCCACATCTGTATTCCATTCACCCACATTGTCCATGCGTATTGTACGCATTACGGGATCTGTGACTTGTGGCTTACCATACCCAAAATACTTTAAAACTCCAGCAGCATGGTCTAATGCCCAACCAGTAGGTCCGGCAATCCAGGAGAGCGAAGGAACACCACGCGCAACAAATCTAGCAACTTTAGCAAGTGCACTAGTAGCGCCACTGAAAACGTGGGTTTCCTCTGCGAACTCCTGAGCAACGGGGCTCAACTTACGGCCAGCGTTGAGAGTGACAGCAACGGTGGCCTGCGGTGTAGCACCAAAAAGCTCAATATCCTCCATATGCACGTAAATCTGGTACGTAGGCGCGGTTATACCAGTAACCGCAGGAAGGGCTGTCAAAGTATTTAATGCAAGAAAACCGTAGACCTGTCCAGACTTAATCTGAGCATACTCCATCGGATACAAAAAGGGTAACTTTAGTTGAACCATGGTATCCGAAGAAAGATCTAATCTAACGCTAGGCAAATTAGTGGAAGTGCAAGAATTAGCGGAACGGAAAAAGAGACCTTTGCCATTATAGAAACTATCAGCGCCGTATTGAAAATTCAAACAAACCACACCTTGATGAAAAGGAGTGGCAGAAACTTGCAGAGTAAACACCAAAGTAGCTCGGATGCCATAAGCACCCAAAAGTCTACCTTGGCCATTAACCCAGGTGCTTATAATATTAGGAAATGACAAATTATTGCTATAAACTCTACTCCTAGTACCTAAAGCAAAGACATCCTCGACCATACAAACAGGCCGAGAAAAGTACCTCCTAATATCTTGCAACTCAGGCTGCACGACATAAGGGGTTACGGAAAACTTGGGATCGACTGCAGTAACAGCAGTGCAAGCCTCCTGGACAAAAGACGTAACTCCAGTCTCCTCAACTGTATTAGAAATGGAGACCGAGTCGATAACATCACAAACGTCAGCAGACTGACGCGGGTTATCATTATTATTAGCTGTATTAGACGAAGCGAGAGGAATACTATGGTTTGTCCTCTCAAACTACCCATAGGACGTTTATTCTCTGGACAAACGGTCCTGAGTAGTAAAGCTAAAAAGCTACGTTGACCATGAAACACCCTGTCCTAATCTAATTCGACCTTAAACGTCAGGAATTTGCTTACTAGATTAGCGTATATGCGTCTCAATACCACTCGTCTACCCTCGAAAGGACGAGTGACAGATAAGACTCACGATTTAAACGACCGCGAGTCGGAAGCCCGAAATGCTCCAAAAGCACTTCGGACAAATGTTTGGCGTGTTTATCCCACACGTCAAAAGGGTGGAGCGACAACTCCTCAAGGGCATTCTCAATATTGCTAATGAGAATCTCTCGCTCAAGCTTCTGATTCTTACACCAAAAATGCGTATACAGAAAGCTATCAAGCTCCAAAGGGCATAACCAGCGACCATCGTCAAGATAAAAACGTCTCTTGAGGAAAGTGGCCGCTGATATGTCACAATGGGCTGTCAGATCACCAACCTTGGAACCGCTAGTATATGTCAAGCCAAAAAGCTCAAACATAGCCTTAGAAACGGTTATTTGGTTGTAATCATCAGCGACCTCATCACTCACGTTCACAACATTGTCATCACCGTATGTGAGTGGTGCGACCTTGTCCCAGAAAAACCTAAAATCACCAGTTATGTGCTCATAGCACGCCACAAGGCACACCAGAGCATAAAGACTGTTGATAATGGTCGTAAAAGGGTGGCCGCTAGGCAAACTCTTATTCCACTGATAAAGGTAGAATTGGGAGTCACCACGACCACCTACGTGTCTGGAATGAACTAAATCCTCCCAGAGCACACGCCGAGCGCGTTGGTTCTCCTCAGAGTCACCATACCAAACATTGATCTCACTCAAAATGGCATCATGCACACAAGGCTGCTCACTAGAATCAAAAGCCTTAAAGTCTCCATCAAAGACTTTGGGACCCTTGCTCTGCAAGTGCTTGACAATGCGCGGCCAATCTGAATAGCAACAAATGCCGGGCGCAGTGCTAGACTTCTCGACGTTGAGACGCATGATGGCACTTGAAAAACTGCCAAAAAGCATACGCCATGCAACAACATAATCCAAAGGAGCCGAAGATATGAGGCGAGTAGAAACCGACTCTATCTTGGCCATAGGTCTAAGCTCATCCTTAAGAAAGTCCACATAAATGTGGCTCAATCGAACGCCTGAGCGAGCTTGCTCAAGAACGTATGAAACACGCTCTCTAAGCTCAGCACACTTGGGGCCAGTCAAGTCATACTCCTGATCCGTGCCAAAAAAGGCCTTCTTGCCTCCTGTAACATCATAGATATACGGAAAGCCAGCGGCAGTGTTACGCGGAATGGAGCGAAACTTCTCCTGAGGAATACCCAAGATTGCTTCCTCAAACGTGTAAATATCCCTGCTGCTATACCGAGAAGCAGTTATAAACGGCAACATAGCCGTACGAACTATATCTGGCAAACGTGGAATGTCATGATGAAGGACGAGAGTAGAATAAGGCTTAATAGCGTTAACCATAGGCCAAGTACGCTCACCGTCCCGAATGACAGAGTGCAGAATAGCGGGGTAACTATTGTAAACCCCTTCTTCATACAATACCGTCTTGCGATACTTGGTTTTAGGGCAAATGAAAACAGGTGAACGCAACTTGGCTATGGGCATAAAATTACCCATTTCAGGAAACGGAACATCCTCTCCAAACTGAGTAACAACGCCACGCGCAGCCAAATCAGGAAGGGAATTGTCCACGATGACCTTTAAATCAGTCAGCGCACGATCGATCATCTGTTGCGTAACGACGTTGGCATACGAGCCGACGCCACCAGCGACACCAGCACAATGCAAACCCAAAACGCACCTGCCACCATAAAGGCGGGGATCACGTAAAGATAAAATTGCACCGCAGTCACCAACACCGCGAGCAGAAGGATAACTGTAATAGTCGTCCATCTGCCTACCGCCTGGAATAAACAAAGGATTGCGGTCAGCACCGTTTATCCCAAGCTTGTTGACATGTTCATACACGTATTTTACGTGCGTGTTATGCGGAGTGACAATCTTGCGGTCATCAATCTCACAAAGATGTAGCTCAACAGACGAACCACGCACAAAGCGTAAATCACTGTCCTTAAGGAAATGCGTTATTATCGCCTTATGAGCCTTCAATCCGCTAAACTTGACGAACTCAACGTCACGATTGCGCGCGCTAAGCCTAAAACTTGCGTTGTCACGACCGGGAATATCTCCCGTATCACGTGGAAAATTCAAGTACTGCCCCACACTATAAGTATGGACGTTACTCGAATTAATGCAACTGCGGAAACACAGCTCATCTGATAAAGTAGCGGAGCCGCGATCAACGGCTTCTTGAAGCCGTTCCGTAAAGTGTTGAGGCTGCAAAGCCATATCCATGCAGACAAAAAGCACCTGGCCATAAACGACGCCGGTGGTCTTGTTATACATCTTATATGAATTGGCATATGCGTGGTCAATCATGGAAGTCTCAACTCCAGCTTGAACGACAACACGCTTGCCATACTTAGTGACCGGCTTCGTAAGAGGCCGGTTGCTATTGACTACGACCTTAGAAGATGGGAAAAGGCCAGACAAAAGCCTACCAAACCCACCGAAGAAAGCCTCAATTAGCTTATAGGCCAAAAAACCCCCAGCGACGAAGGTCGCCACTGACAGGAACTTAGTGACGATAGACACATCACCCTCGAAAGATTTTCGGGCAGTGTGCACTAAAGACATAAGTTTCTTAGCCGTGAACATGTCAGTGAGGCTAGGCAGTTGCCTACCAGCCTGCACCTCAGGAACGGAGCCAAAAGCGCCAATCATAGCATCCAAGCTCTGCTCTGCCAAAGCATGGGAGCTCAAACTAAGCTCAATACTGTCACTAATGTCACAAATGACATCAGCGAGTGAAAGACGGGGCCCAGAATTAGCCCCAGTCAAAAAGTTATGACTTTGAACCTCCCAGATATACCACGGGAAAGCCCGCAGTGGATCAGAAGACGAAGTCATCTCATCAATACACTTAGAACGCTCACAAACAAACTTCTTATAGTCGAGCTTACCATCACACTGGTATTCATCGACGACAAAGAGCTGGTAGCCAAACTTAATACGCCTGGTTACTGCCTCTGGTTCTTGGATAACTATGCCAGCCTCAGCATTAATACTGCTAAGGTTTGTGCTACCAAAGAGAAGGTGCGACCCAAAGAAGATCTTGCCTTTAGAAACTAAATCGGCAAAATTAAGGGGCATACTAAGCAGCCCACCATTTTTATTATGTTGAAGTAGTCATTGTCCTTGTCACCGGCAAAAGCACGATTTTGAAAAGCGTCATCCATGACGATAGCCTTCTGACGGTTATATCCTTGCCAGTACTCACTGGTACCCTTCTGCCAAATTTGACTTTTAACATCATTAGCCGTAAACGGCTTTTGAATCAAGCCAGACTTAAGCAGCAAGGCAGTGACAAAGGCGACAGACATTAGCGTTTTGCCGACCCCTGGAGCTCCATATAGGAAAACAGCGGTAGGCTCGAGCCTTGTATTGTCCCTAGACGCAATAGCGCCAAGATGGGGCATAGTGGTTGTGCCAAGTTGGCTAACAGTGGCATTAATGAGCTTGCCGGCCTCAGTGCCACGATAAAGCTCTTTAAGCTCATAGCCTTGCTGCAAACAGCGAAGCAATCCGTCCAATCGTTCTTGATCCATGGGCACTCCAGTGGCTTCATCACGTAAATAACGCTCAGCAACTTTTGCCCATTCATGAACGACACGGTCAGCTCTGGTATAAATCTCAATAGATTCTTTACCAAACCGCTTGCGAATGAAGTTAATCAAAACCTCAATTCCATTCATCACGCAGGTTATAAGGGAATTCCACCCCTTAGCCATGCGATCAAACGAAGAGAGACGAGTGACAAACTCCTTCACCTTGCCAGCATTGACTTTGCCACGAAACACGGAAAATGTGAATAAAGTGGAAAGTAATGTGGCATAGCCTTCAAAACCAGACTGAGTCTGGACACCGCCGAAATGAAAGAAATGGCGAATGTGGTCAAAAAGACCTGAAGGCAAGAAGCCTGGTAGGAAGCTAATGATGGCAGAAGCCACAAGTGGCAACTTCCAATCATTTAGAAACCAGTGAAGGATGATGACGAGTGGTATGAACCATAAGCCACCCATGAGCTTCAACAACTGGTTTTTGGCATTTTTAATGCCTTCAATCAGTGTCGAAATACAATCTGCTGCCTTGGCTCCCTTCAAAAGGAAGTTTGCAAACAACGCGCTAAACACGCCAGCTGCAGAACCAATTAACAACTCACGAGGTCCCTGAAGCTCGACGCGCATTGCGTCAGCTAATTCTCGTTTGCGTTTACGATCATCTAATCGTTCACGCTTGGGCTTAGATTTACGCTCTTCCTCCTGCTTCTTAGCAGCGAGGTCACGTTGAATCTTTTCCCTATGTTCACGCCTTAAAGCGTGCTCAGCGCCAGAGTGTAGAGTGACGCCAGAAATTTCCTGTTCCTGGCGAAGCTCACGAGCAAAGGCGCAACGCGCAGCGTGAGCGCGCTTGTACGCAAAGCGGTCAGCACCAAGAATGGTACGACCGTCCTCACGAATGACCCGATTAAAGGCGTGGCGAAACTCGTGGTTGTACAAAGCCTGCTTATCGTACAAAGATGCGATAAACATCTCTGTCGCGACAGACTTGCAATGTGGCCGTACGAGAAAGGCCGAGCACCTAGCGGACACGACTTTCAAAAAGTCCTCCTCAAAATCCTCCTCAATGACAGCAATCTCACGCCGCTCAGGAAGCGACTCAAAATATTCAGCGTCAGAAGACTGCGCTGCAATGGGCTCTAACATAGAACACAAGCATAAATGCTTGAGTTGCTCCACACGACCATGATCGTACGGAGCGGAAGGGGGTTGATCGGGCAATGTAGCCCAATACTCCTCCTCAAATGCAAGCTCAATGGTACGGTGCAAATCTCCAGCACTGCTGGTTTGAAACACTGCGACATTACCCAAAGAGTTGTCACGAACATCAATTGAAAGCGTACCAGAGAAAGATTTGTTTGATTTGTCCATAGGTGTTGCCAGCTGTGAGTCCACTTGGGTATTGATATTGAGAACGATAGTGTACCAGGCACTGCCCCTGGCTAAAGTCACCAGATATCGTAAATACTGGTGCAGACGCCGTAGCGCGTTAACAAATGATAGCTCAAGAAGCAATGAGTCAGTGTCACCAAGCTAGCCATTTACATTATCACTCCAGATGTTGTAAATAACCTCAAGGCAGACAGCGCACCATTACGTGGCCATAATTGTCTTTGTTGGAAGATGAACTACTATAACATATCACCTGGCTGAAGTTAGTGCTAAAAAGCATCAAAATATTAATCAGCAGCGGTGGTATATGAAAGTAGTGGAAAAGGTGATACAGGAATCCTGTTGTAGTACGTCGAAAACATGATAACCAATCCAACAAAGACAGAACTACCTCCATTAGGCGTGCAAAACTGTCATGCAACTATACGTATCTGGCTCCATTAGCCGACTCGCGTACCCGAGTCATTGTGAGTTTTATGCGTCATTACTGAACGCAAAG